CTCATTGTTGGCGTTGACCCATCAAGGGGAGGCGATAGATTCGCTGTCATCAAGAGGCAAGGCAGAAAGCTATATGATCATAAGTCATACATTGGCGTTGAGTGTGATGCTCTAGGTAAAAACGTTTCTATATGTAAGTCCTTACTTGATGCTACATGCCCTATCGCGGGTAAAGTTCCAGATATGATGTTTGTTGACTTTGGCTCAGGTGCTGACATTGTTGATAGGTTGCATGAGCTAGGCTATAAAGATAGAGTGAAATCTGTACACTTTGGCGCTACTGCCTTAGATAATGTAAAATATAAGAATAAGCGTAATGAGATATGGCAAGTAATGAGCGATTGGCTTACAGATGAGACACTGCCAGTTGATATACCTGATAGCGATGAGATACAGGCTGACTTATGCGCTAGTCCATACGATAGAGATTCCAACGATAGAAAAGTGATGTGGCCCAAAGAAAAGATTAAAAAAGATTTTGGCTTTTCTCCTGATTACGGAGATGCTGCTGCTTTAACCTTTTGTGAGCCCGTTGCAATTAAAAAGATTAGCAGACCACCACCACGTAGGGTATTGGCTAGATGATTAGTGATGATAAGCACGCGGAAATATTAAGTAATTACAATGACGATTGGGGTTCTCAAAAAGAGGTTAGGGACGAGAGGATTCCAGAATTGGCTTTTGCACGATGGTCGCAATTAGACGATAAGATGAATGAGGCTTGTACTACTGAATTTATGGGCCAATTCGATATTATCAGTAGGGAGCGTAAGCATGTACAAGCCGAGTTTAGACAGAATGAAGTTGACATCAGCTTCAGAAGTAAGAAGTCTGACAATGATGAGCTTGATGAAATCATGCAGGGTAAGTGGCGAACAGATACACGATTAAGCAAGGCTAAGCAAGTCTTTAAGCTTGCCCAAGACGATGCAATGGATTGCGGTTTTGGTGCTTGGCGACTTCATACAGAAGATACTGACCCAGAAGACGCGCTTAATACTGAGATGGAAGTTACGTTCTCTCCTATAGTTGAGGCTATTCGCTGCGTATTCTTTGATTTAAATTCTAAGCTCTATGATAAGTCAGATGCTACACGTTGTAGCGTCATTACTTCGTACAGTGAAAGTGCCTATAAGAAGTTTCTTGATGATGAAGGTATATCAGAAGATGAGGCAGGATTCTCAACTTTTGACTCTCCGTATCGCTCGATATATGAGACGTACTACGGAAGAAAGATGAATGCTCCTCTTTATTCGATGGGTAATAAGTCTATTAACTTGCTTGAATACTATGAGATCAGTGATGAAGTTGAAATCATTTATCAGTACACGAGAACAGATGAGCAAGGTAATAATACTGTTGAGGCGCATCCAAAGGACGTAGCTATTGAGAAAGGCTATGGCGAGCCTTTAAATGTTAAGAAGATGAAAGGCAGAGTGTGTAAGAAGTACATATCCAATGGCGTTAAGATTCTTAAAGAGTCAGTCGTGCCAGGTGGAAATATACCGATTATCGCTTTGTACGGTGACAGAAACTTCATTGATGGTGTTGAGAATTTTGCAGGCATTGTGAAATCTGCCAAAGACCCTCAAATGCTTTATAACTCAGCACATAATTATATTGCTAGCCTTATGATGTATAGCCCAGTGCCTAAGCCTATCTATGACCCTAGAGAGATAGAGGACTTTGAAGAATACAACAGGCCCAATGACCCTGAAATAGCTTACATGCGAAAGAATAAGTATTACGAGGAAAACGGGCAGGTATATCAATTCGGTCAAGAGTACACACAGCCCGCTCCTGTGCCTCCTGCTGTAGCGACATTGATGCAACAATTGCCAACCTTGATGGATTCTATACTTAACCCTGGTGTAACTGAAGATAGCTTCAATTCTAATATGTCAGGTGTGGCATTACAGCAGGTCAAAGATCAGATTGGCATTATGCGCTTTATCTTGCTTGATCATTTTGGCGAGTCTATGCAGAGAACGGCTGAGGTTTACGCTTCAATGGTTTCTGCTACGTTTGACACTAAGAGAAATGTAGTGCTAACAAATCCAGATGGTACTACATCAATGGAAGTCATTAATGAAAATGAGTTTGATTTTAACAGGATAGAAGGCGTTACGAAAAAGGACATCAGCTCAGCTAAGTTCAATGTCTATTCAAAAGTTGGCCCAACTTACGCTACACAGCGAGAGCAAGAGGCAGCAACACAGCGAGAGATTTACAGTAATTTTGCTGACCCCAATGACCCAATGGCTAAGCTTACTTTGTACAGCATCATATCAAACTCAAGCGGTGCGGGTAGTGAAGAGCTAGCCAAGGCTGCACGATTCCAGGCGTTATCAATGGGGATGCCTGGTATTGAGCCTCAGACTGAAGAGGAAGAACAGTTTGTTATGCAAATGCAGCAACAGGCAGCACAGCAACAAGAACAGCCACCACTTGAAGCTCAAATCTTATTGATGCAAGAGCAGACAAAGCAGCTCCAAGCTCAGCAGGCAATGCTTAAAGAGCAGAACATGGCGCAAGCTAATGAGATTAAGGCTTATCAAGCACAGACAGGCGCGCAGAATGACCAAGCAAATACAATGCTTAAACAGTTTGACAGCGAAAGTAAGCGCATGGAAGTGCAAGTTAAAGCACAGGAGGCAGGCGCTAAGATTGGTAATACTGAGATGGACACTGTTAAAAAAGGTGTTGATGCTCAACTAGCGCAGGCAGATTTAGCTGAAAAGGAAATGAATCTGCAAATTAAGAACATGCCAACTGAGCAGCTTATTCAAATGATGATGGGAGGCGCTAATGGCGGGAGTTAAGGCAGGCGTAGACGCTCTAAGCAAGGTAGCCCAAGAGCTAGCAGAGAGATTACAGGGCGGTGACAGCCTAGCAATGGACTTTGCAGGCAGGATGCAGAGAGCTAAAGAGCAGGGGTTTGATACTTATGATCGAATTTATCATGGTACTGGAAACGCTCAAGACTTAAAGGCTTTTGATAGGAAGTTAACAGGGCAAGGGGCTGACCAATTTGGCCCAGGCTTTTATGTAACATCAGAGCCAACAGAAGCTAGCGGCTATGCAATGGATAACTACAGAGGCCAAGGAAAGTTTGAGGCCTCATCACAAGGGGTTTTGCCTATGCTCGGCAGGTCAAGAAATTTGCTTGATGTTGATGGACTAGAGGCTAGAAACTTAGGTGATGCTTTGGAGTTAGATTATGATCAAGTCAGAGCTATGCTGGATGAGTCTCCAGCATTAAAAAGAGGTATTGATGACGAGGATATGAATCCTTTAGGCGACTACTACGATACTTTTTGGGAGTCTGGCCCTGATGAATGGATGCTTGATGATCTTGCTAGTCAATATGCAGGCAGAAACCCAGAGGAATTATCAGAGCTTTTTGATGACCCCGAGCAGTTTTTGAAGTCTTTGTCTTCAGCAACTGGATATGATGGCTTGAGGGTTAATTTTGATGATAAATTTCATGAAGTTCATTGGAAACCAGAAAATTTACGCTCCACCAACGCAGCCTTTGACCCAGCCAAAAAAGACAGCTCTAACCTATTAGCCTCAGCAGGTGCAGGAATAGGCGCTCTAGGCTTAATGGGTGCTAGTGATGATAGTGAGGCGGGTGTTATAAATGGCATTTTTTCCAAAGGTGGTGATTTAGCTAGGAAAGCTGATTTTATTACAAACATGAAGGCAGTAGAGAGAATACCAGCAACAGATGAGGGATTTTCGCTTCAGGAAACTTGGCTTAATTACATCGACGACCCTATAGCTAATAAAGAGGCTGAATCATTAGACTTAACACTTAGCGAGCTTTCAGATAAGTATAAAAAAGATATAGCAAAGCAGGTGAATGACCCGAGCATCAATATAAACTCAGTTTTAGATAACTATTCTAAGATGTCAGGCAATTTTGATAACTTCTTAAAAAGCGCTCAAAGCCTTAATAATGAGACTGCTTTTCAGGCTAAAACCCTATTGAATCAAAAAGGCCAAGCCACAGTACCAGGAATGATAGGAGGCACAGGCTTAGGATTAGCAGGCTTATTAGCTATGGAAGGCGAGCCATTAAACACAGACTTAATACAGGGCGCTAGCACTCAAGGAATACTTGGCGCATTGTCTCCTATTGCTGACGCTATAGAGTTTGCTGATGAGAATATCAGTGGTCCTGCAAGCATGATGATACCGACAGGCACTAGCGAGTACATTAGAAAGCTGCAATACGGTGATGATATTGGCTACTTAGATAGACTTTTTGCGAATCCATTACTTTGATTACTATTCAGGACAAAACGCTAATAGACAAAAGCTATTGGTACATGGATAGAACAACAGTTAACTCTGCCACTAGCATTAATAAAACAATAAAAGAGTTTAATGATAGTGAAGGGGATGGTGATTATTCCTTAGATCATGGAATGAATGTAGAGCTACCAAGCATATACAGCTATCCGCTATTCAAGCCTGAATGGTGTTCAAAGCTAATCAATGAGATTAAGACTTGCGGCAAAGACATGAAGCCTAATCCTGATGAGGATGAATTAAGGCAAATACCTGAGTTTACTTTTCGAGACAATTCCCCAGAGCTAATGAGGCTAATGAGCTTAGTTGTAAGGGATGTTATAGAGCCGCTATCTTTCTCTGTATACGGTATTGATACTCTAAGCATAGCTTCTGTTCAAGTAGCGCATTATAACCCTAAAGGCAAA